TCTCTGACAACATCCCTCAGAGCCGTTCTATCAACCGTTTTAACCCTGCTGACAAGGGCGACACGATTGGTACTTACGAAGGTGACTTCAACTACACCTACCAAATCGATGACTCATGGGTTATGGATCAAACTGGTTCGGACAACACTTCGATCCTGTTCTTGAACCCTGATGTTGTTCAGTGGGGTAGCTTGCGTGAACTCGGTCCAAACAACGAAGTGTTCTCGAACGCTGACGCTTCTTTGGATCAGTACATCATGGAAGGTACATTGATCGTGCGTAACCCAGCAGGTGTGGCTGTCTTGGCAGCTATGACTACTGGTGCTGTGGTGACTACACCTCGCGCTGCTGCACAAGTCAAGCGTTACTTGGCCTAATAGGTCATTTACTGAAAGGGCCTCTTCGGAGGCTCTTTTGGTAAGGAGAATTGCATGGAATTGAACTTAAACAACGAAGAAGCAAGAGTTGACGAGGACTACTATCTCAAAGGCAACCTAGCCGCTGGGATGGAAGGTGCATTGATTAAGAACGACAAGATGTTTAATGAGGTCAAGTCTGGTACTTGGTCACAAACATTTAAAACCAAAAACATTGACTACAAAGTTGGTGCTTTAGACGGTGCGCGATATGTCCAATACGAGCAAAAGAACGTAGAGGCCATTCGTGAGGAATGTAAGAACCGCCGTGAGTTTTACAAAGAGCATGGCACTGACAATCCATTCTTTGCTGGCACTTTTCACGCAATGGAGCTTCCTAAATGTTTCGCGCATGAGATCAGTTCTAAATGGTTCAACAATCGCCCTTGGGAGCTGATTAAACAAGACAAAAAAGACAAGATTTTGTTTTACGCAATCGTTAACGAATACTACTCAGACTTCGTTTGCCATCCCACAGGAAAGATCCCTCTCCCCTATAATCCTGCCATACCGACCAAGTAAGGAAGCCCCATGTCCCTGTTCATTCAATCTGCTAACGCATTAGTAAGTCGTGTAGCACAAATGGTAGGGGCAATTCCAAAAAGTTCAGGTTTTACAGCCTCAGCTTTTAACTCAACAACTGGCGTATTGACGGTCACAACAAACCCAACATCTGCATTGATGGCTGGTGACTTTATTGGCACATCTGCCATGCTTCCGTTTACTGCAATCTTGGACGTAAGCAGCACAACCATCACCGTGTCCGACCCTGATGGCACATGGGAAAACGCCACATATCCAAAGACCATTTTGATGATGCCAACGCAATCATCTATTGAGATTCAGGCATGTATTCAGCTTGCCGAACTCAAGATGCGTACATTGGAGTTGCCCGGTCTGCGTACCAACCCATATGGTGACGATCCAACATTCTTGACAACCAATGCACAAGGCATGGCTCCTATCCCTGCGGATATGAACATTCCTGTGTTGTTTTTCCAAGAGACACCAAACTCTGAAGTGGCTCCCGGCACACCTGCTGCAAGCATGGGTCCTTGGATCATGTATGACCGTGTGGGTGACCGTGAGATTATTCGCCGCCGCATGATTGACCAACTGTATGTTCGTCCATTTGGTGTGCCTCGCGTTATCCGTGGCTCTTTTTCTGAAGTCGGCCCCAACTATGTGTTTACTCCTAACCCCGGTGAGAATGTAAACATCAAGGCTTACTACATCCGCACGTTCCCGTTTCTTTTTGGACCAACAGACGATCTGCTTGACCCAATTGTTCAAAACAACGCTGTGTTGGCAAGCTTTCCCGAAGGTTACTTGTACGGCACATTGTGGGCGTACTACGACAAGAATAAAAACACTGATGAAGCTCAGAAATGGCTTGCTCGTTTAGATGAATCATATGGATTGATCGAAGACCAATACAATAAGGGCCGATGGAAAGGTGGAGATCAACATCTCACCTCAGAGTGGCAACCACGCGACTACAGATATTCCTTTAAGTGATCTAGTAATGTATAAACCAACCGCTTTGTACGTTAAAACGCACAACAAAACAGGGTTTAAATACTTTGGGAAGACAACTCGTCTTTCATGTGTTCATACGTACAAAGGAAGTGGTATTCATTGGCGTAGACATCTTAAAGTTCATGGAGATGACTACACAACAGAATTGCTTGGAATTTGGCAAGATGCTGATCGATTGAAAAAATTTGCTGTTAAATTTTGCCAAGACAACAATGTTGTTAAATCAGAACAATGGGCAAACATGGTTTTGGAAGAAGGATTGCAAGGAGCATCAACTGGTGAAACAAACGTAGCCAAGCGTGATGATGTTCGTGCGAAAATGAGTACAAATTCTGCAAAGAATATGCAAGGCATCAAAGGCGTGAATAATCCAAGCTTTAAAGGTTGGTACATAACGCCATTAGGCAGATTTGACAGTCTTCAATCTGCTTCTGATGCTCACAAAACTTCTTTGCAAAACATTCATGCTGGCGTATTTGGATACAAATACAAATACAAAGGCGAACAAAAATTTTTACAGCCACGAAAAGGCTGGTCTTTTGAATCCAAATAAGGAAAAGACATGGCTACAGGCGGTCTTTACGGGCAAAGCCCAACTGGCGCTCTTATTGCTCAACCCGGTACAGAAACAACGGGTTTGTACGGCAAGAGTCCAAATGGCTCAGTGATTGCACAGCCCGGAAGTGAGTCTTCTGGCTTGTACGGTGGTTCGCCTAACTTTGGCGGCTCTTATTTCGAGTGGTTTGTTTTCCAAGTATCTGCATCTCAACCTGCCACGCCTACTGGCGGTTCTTGGAGCTTTACAAACAACGTAGGTACGCCACCATCTGGTTGGTCAAACGCCCCAGCTAATGCACCAACAAACCCTGTATGGATTTCTATTGGTTTGGTTAACTCTCGTTCAACAAGCGAGATTGTTTGGTCAACCCCCGGCGTATTTAGCTATTCTGGTCAACTTAATGGCTCTGGTGTGCCGACATCTGGCATTGGCATCGATGGCACGTTCTATATCCAAACTGGCGTATCTCCTTACGCTATTTGGTACAAAAATTCTGGCACTTGGGTTCAAGTAACTGGCGCTGCCATTTACATGGCTTTGACAGGCGATCAGACCATTGGTGGCACTAAGACTTTTTCTAGTCTTATTCAAGGCTCTATCTCTGGTAACGCCGCAACCGCAACAAGTGCAACAACTGCCGCAACCGCAACCTATGCAACAAGTGCTGGATCTGCTACCACGGCGGGAACAGCTACTTATGCCACAAGTGCAGGTAGCGTCCCTTATTCTGGCCTGACAGGCACGGTTCCTACTTGGAACCAAAACACCACTGGCAATGCTGCTACTGCTGACTATGCAACTAATGCAGGTTATGCAATTAACGCAAACAGCGCTGTAGTCGCTGGAAACGTCACAGGCGTAGTTGCTATTGCCAACGGTGGAACAGGGGCTTCTGATGCCACTACAGCGCGTACAAACCTTGGTCTAGGCACTGCTGCTGTACGAGATGCTGGTGTCGCGCTTGGCGTAGCCACTTTGGACGCTGGCGGTACAGTTCCTTTGTCTCAAATCCCTGCATCGATTCAGGGTGGCGTGAGCTATCAAGGCACATGGAACGCAACAACCAACAGCCCAACTCTGACATCTAGTGTTGGTACAAAGGGTTACTACTACGTTGTTAGCGTAGCTGGTTCTACAAACCTGAACGGCATTACCACTTGGAACATTGGCGATTGGGCTATTTTTAATGGTGCTGCTTGGGAAAAGATTGACAACACTGATGCTGTGACATCGGTTAACGGTCAAACAGGTACTGTTGTACTGAATGCCAACGATGTAGGCGCTTTGAGCAACATTACGTCTACTGATGGCAGTGTGGCTATTACCACCCCATCTACGGGTGTGCGTGATCTGTCTGTGGCTGTTGCCGCATCGACAACAAACGTCATTTGCCAAGTCAGAAACACAACTGGTGCTACGCTGACCAAAGGCACGGTTGTTTATATTTCTGGTGCAACAGGACAGATTCCCACTGTTTCTAAAGCATTAGCCGATTCAGACGCAACATCTGCTCAAACTTTGGGCATGATGTCTGCCGATTTGGCAAACAACTCAAACGGTTACGTTACTGTCATTGGTTTAATTACCAACATTGACACATCTGCTTACACAGATGGCCAACAACTGTATTTGAGCGGCACAACTGCTGGTACTGTGACGGCCACTAAGCCTTACGCGCCTATTCACTTGGTGTATGTGGCTGTTGTTGAGCATGCTCACCCAACTCAAGGTAAGTTGTTTGTCAAAGTACAGAACGGCTATGAGTTAGATGAAATTCATAACGTCAGCGCACAGACACCGACAAACGGTCAAACCATTGTTTACAACAGCTCAACCGATCTGTGGGAACAAAGCAATTCGCCTGTAATCAGCGGCACAACGATTAACAACACAGTAATCGGTGGAACAACCCCTGCTGCTGGTACGTTTACTACGTTGACTGCTACTGGTCAGACATCTTTGGGTGGGACTGCTGGTAGTGAGTCTTTGCGTGTTTACACACCTTCTGCTACTGGCACATGGTTAAGTGTTAGAAGCACTGCCGCTGTTTCAAACATAGGCACAGAAGGAACTTCACTTCCTTTAGT